AGCTTTAGTTCCGTCGAAAAGATAGTACGGTATGCTAGTTCCGTTTTGTTTAAATGGTATATTCATATTTAGTGACGAATCTGCAAACGTTACACTCTGATCTGTTTCACAGTAGTACCAGTCTTCAGGATCTAGAAGTTTTTGGTTGCTAATGTGTATTGTCCAGTCACAACTGATAGGTCCGCATATACTTGGGCTCTGCAATGTCCATTTACATGCATTTAAGTAGCATCTTCCTGAAGCACATCTACTACGTTTTCCACAGTTTCCATCCTTTTTTCTGAAAGGTATTTCATAACGGTCTGTGTCGCAAATAAAACTACTAGGGCTTTCATACATCTTACAGTACTCAGTCCCACCGCTTTGTGGCAAAACTGAATAATCATTAGGGAGGTAAAATCGTAAAGATGCATAGGTTAAGAGATTATTTTCAGGTTTGTTGCTTTGTACTTGTTCTTCTATTGTTTCTCCTCTAGTGATAAAATTTAAAAAATACTGGCTCCCATATTCAGAGTTGGTAAATGCAACGACGTGATTAAAAGCTATGTATATAGCTCTAATGTAACCTACTTCAGCCTCCAAATCGTATGGTAATTTTATTTGAGCCCCGCAATTGCTGTAACTTCTATATTTTACACGGTCTCCAACAGTGTAATAAATTCTAAGAATTTCCTCTTTACCGTCACATAGATTATTTTCACACTTGAAAGTAGAAGTAAGTGACTTATTGGAAATATTATTGCTCAATAAACTTCTTTCCATTTATTATAGTTGATTTTTTTTGTTTTCAATAATTTCAATTGCTACAATTTGAAATTATAAAGTCAGGTTACACAATACTTTCCCTGTACCTGGTATCATCAGTGCTTGAATACAAATACTGATACATATACTCGTTATTATCGTGGTCTATACTATCCACACGTAAAAATTGAAATGTAAGTAAATATTTTAACCGTTTCCAAGTTTTCATTACGAACTCCCTTAAATCGACCATTTTTATCTTTTAAAATTTTAGTTTAAAACATTATTTAATTAGATTTTCTCTTCTTAACAACGCGAGTGCTTCATCTCTAATTACAGCGTTCTTGAAGACAAATATGGTGGGTCCATCGTCTAGTTCATCTCCAGTGTGACTAGTAATTGACCCATATGTTGGGATTTCGATCCCATTTGAAGCAAACAAAAAGTATCTCTCATTGAGTTCTTCTTCGTCTAGTCTTCCGACTGGAAGGTATTTACCTGTACTAAATAAGTTGATTATTGTCATCAAGCAAATTGAAAACGAACATAATAAAAATCACTTTCGGATTTATAGATTCTATTGCAGAAAGAACGAAAAGTCTTCCCATAAGCTTCCAGAACAGTATAAAAGTAAACAAAAGACAACTTAAAGATGTAGCACACATATAAAATGAACATAAACAAGGAGAAACTGGATTACTTTTCGAAACATGTGTACAAGAAGGAGTTTCTGAACAATAACGGAGGAATGGGAATTCCTGACTTATTTACTCTTTATCTTGCTTTGGATTATCTTAAACCGAATGTTGTTGTAGAATCTGGCGTTTGGAATGGTGTTTCTACTAGGTTGATTCGTCAAGTACTACCAGAAGTCACAATAATATGTCTTGATCCAAGAGAAATTCCCGAGGATGGCTACAAGGACAAAAATCCTAAGACTACGTACTTGACTGGCAGTAATTTTAAAGATTTCAATGATTTAGACTTATCAGAGTACAACAAAGATGAAATATTATGCTTCTTTGATTGTCACCAAAATGCGCTGCTTCGGTTAATTCAATCACACAAAAAGGGAGTGTATCATCTTTTCTTCAATGACAACTATCCTGTAAACTGCGGCTCACATTTCACTTTGCAACATTTTCTTAATATGGATAATCGACATTACTTGCCTGAATATCATCTTGGAATCGATGAGTGTATAAAGTATAGACAATTAATGGAAGAATACGAAATTTTTCCGAATATATATCCAGGTTCCATAAAAACCGGAGAAGGTCATTTTGATTGTGAAAGCTTTTTTGACGAGGATAATTCTGATTATCCCTTGTTTAAAATGGAAAGAACGAGGTACAGGTGGAACACATATGTGAAGCTAAAAATCGAAGATGAATGAAATTGATATTTGTTATGTTTACATTACAAATACCAAATGGAAGACTTTACCAGAGAAGAAAGTGATTACTACAGCAAATGCAGCGCTATCTTCAAGAAACTGAGGCTTGTATCAAGAATGAAGTCAAAAAGCGAAGACAAATTTGTTAAACTAGTGATATCAGAGTACTACAAATGCAGAGAAAAAGAAGACTACTATTGGCGTTATTTTAAGAAAAACATTTGACATTATTTCTAGAAGCATATACGTATATTTTTTATTGGCTTTAATAAATGTCGTGCATTGTAACGGACAAAGATAATAATGTTTTGAAACCAAACAACCCAGTCGTTGGCGCCTTTACTTTGATAGCTGATCAAAATTGCACCGAGGGTAGTACAGGATATTTGAAGAACAATGAACCAAGTAATGACAATGCGGTAAGTTTATGTTCTTCTCAGCCACTGTCAGTCTCTTCCGATGACTTGAAAAAGTATCAATGGTGGGTAGCCACGAATTCACAAGATGGCAGAGATAACGCCTGTCCTTACCGAGATGACCGATTTGTATTTTTCGATATACCAATTCGGATTAGAAGTGTATTCGATTTCAAGTACTTAGATAGTGGGTTTGATATATTGTATTTAAACAATCAGGATAATAACTCGTGTAGTCTAAACGACTCCAAACAAGTTTTTCAGTTGGAAGCTGTAGGAGACGGCTGCAAAAGCTGTGGTACTGGAAACTTAAGACCGATTTACTACGGATGTAAAGTAAAGATTAAGGTCAGTGACAACCAATATGTGCTGCTCTCTAAAAACAAACAAGCAATAATTTCAAATCAAGGAACCGAATTCGTTATTGGTAAACCGGATGGTTCTTTGCCCAATTATACACCAATACCTGGACCTACAACGTTTTGCGGAAATGGTATAACCGATCCAGCTTTATACGGTTGTATTTCAGATGTTACACAAGATATAAGCGTAGTAACTTCAAAAGTAAGCGAGTTTAATACTGAGACCTTGAATAAAGTTTTAGATAATGCGGGTCAAATAGATATTGACAATGTAAACCAATTAATTGATAACGCAACAGAACTCGATATCAATGAAATAAATCAATTAATTGATAATGTAAACAAAATAGATGTTGACACTATAAACAGTACCTTTCGAACTGTGAACGAAGTGTTTGAGAATGGTAAAATTAAAAACATACTTCAAACGTTTAACAGTATTCTGAGCAATAGAGTACTCTGGATTGGAATACTAATTTTTCTAGGTTTGTACTTACTTCTAGGTTTGATAGCAAATATAACTATTATATTCCGAAGCTAGTCTAGTCTAAATCTTTTACCTTCAATACTGTCCACAAATCACTACAATACTGATTGTCCAGGAAGTATTCATATGGCATATAAAAGTAACCATTATCTCCCCAGCTTTCTCCCCACGAATTTCTAACTATAAATCGTTCTCTGTTTTTGTCGATACCGCATAAACAAAGTGCATGGCCACCAAGTATTCTTTCACCTTCTTGTGGCATTGGCATAATACCGGTTTCAGCCACTTTCTCTGACTCGAAAGATTCGTAAACTGTCATACCAAACACAATTAGATATCCGCTTGACAAGCACTTTTGGATATCTGAAAAATTTTGTTTCACTCTTTTGTAGGAAATACACTTGTGTTTTAACGCAGTTTTGTAGCATTCCTCATCTGGCTCCGTAGTAAATTTGCTTATATTATATGGCCAGAGGTTTTCTGGTACGACACCATCATTGTAAATGGTTTTGATGCTATCTCTTATGGTGGCCCCAGAATCATATGACACAGTACCTTCCATTTTTCGTTCGTTGTAATAAATGAATAACCTAGAGGGAGTGAAAGTTTCCTCTTCTTCCTGAAGTTCCTCGTCGAATTCATAAGCAGCAGCAACTGCGTTCGCAGTACAGCTACCCAATTGACCTTGGTCATATATAGGAGGCATTCCCTTCCTTAGATCAATATCCTCTACGCTGTCCTCATAATTTGAAAACTCATGAAATAAGTCACGTTTATCTGGTAAATCAGGTCTCCAACCATAATGTCTGTAATTAGATGAAGGATTTTGTGTAAATAAGTAGTTTCCCATTTATTATAATATCTTTTTTTTTAAGAAGCATTTATAATATAAGGATAAGGAGGAGTACATCAAACAATGTCTAACATCTATAACATGATCAAAAGCGATGTTGATTACTGGGTAAACAAAGAACACGAGCTGATGGCTATATCTGGAGTTACACAGAATCAGTATTTGTTTTGGTTAATGTCCGTACAGAAATGTATTGAAATTTTATACGTCAATCGATTGAGAACAACCAGATTTATTGGAAATGATGATTGGGTAGAAATATGCATAGAAAAGTCTCAGTGTATACTAGAACACTTGGATCAGTACCTTCAGATTTTTATCCACTCAGGGACTTGGGATGAATTCCATGCTTCAATTACACAAGCATCATTATCACAAATAATAAGTAACTTTTTGTTTAATGAAGTTATTAACATAGTAGACCAATACCCTATGACTGATACTGATTAGTTATTAAATTATTAGTGTATTTAATAACTTCACCTAGCATATAACGCGAAATCAGTATTCGTATAATACATTTTTGTCTGTGTCATAAAACAATTCAGTTTTATGGGAAGAATCCTTAAGAGCCACCATAGTACTCTTCTTCTTGTTATTTATGTAGCGATTCATTCTCTTCATTACATCCGATTTAGTCATTTTCCTGTTATTTACTTTGTAAACAGGTTTCCCTTTAACAGTGTACTTTACCACGTCGAAGGTATCATAAGTATTCCATGGATCAACTGAGTCCGCATATATGAATGTGACGTAGCTACCATCATCCATTTTCTTCAAGTTGTCTAGCATCATTGAGATATTTGATCGTATTTCAGATTTCATTTATTATATGATAAAAACAAAAAATGAAAATTTTTCTTTTGCTAGAAAACCAAACAGATGCTTACTGAAAATCAACAAAATATACTTGATACTATTGAAGAAGGACAAAACGTATTTATCACTGGAATGGCCGGAACTGGAAAGACCCATGTAATCAATATCTTCCGAGAAATGTATGGTGATGAGAAAACAATAGGT